AAAACTGAAAAAGATTATGTTATCGCCTCTGACACAGATTCAATTTATCTCAACCTTGGTCCATTGGTTAATAGCATCTACAAAGAAGGAAAGGAAACTTCAGCAATTATCGCCTTCATGGATAAGGTCTGTGAAAATAAAATTCAACCGTTTATTGATGAGAGTTATAAAGAACTTGCTGATTATGTTCACGCATACGACCAAAAAATGATTATGAAACGTGAAGGCCTTTCAGATAAAGGTATCTGGACAGCCAAGAAACGTTATATTCTCAATGTGTATAATAATGAAGGCGTTCAGTATGCGGAACCTCATTTGAAGGTCATGGGTCTTGAGATGGTAAAATCATCTACACCTGCCACAGTTCGTGAGAAAATGAAAGAACTCATTAAGTTGATTGTTACCACAGATGAACTAACTGTACAGAAGTTTATTTCCGAATTTAGAGAAGAGTTTAAATCTTTACCTGCGGAAGATATTTCTTTTCCTCGAGGTTTGAATGGGTTGCATGAATATTCTGATTCTGTTACACTATATAAAAAAGGCACACCGATACATGTGAAGGGTGCGATACTCTATAATCATTACCTAAAACAACACGGTCTAGCGACCAAGTATCAGTCGATTCAAGAAGGTGAAAAGATCAAATTCACTTATCTGAAATCACCAAATCCTTTCAAAGATTCTGTGGTATCTTATCCATCAAGATTGCCTAAAGAGTTTGGTCTACAAAGTTATATTGATTATGATACACAATTTGAAAAGACTTTCCTTGATCCAATCAAAATCATTCTTGATTCTATTGGATGGGAAACTGAGAAACAATCTACTTTAGAATCGTTCTTCGGATGATACACGCTATATTACCATTTTTGACTGCTATTGCTTTGTCTGGTATCGCTGCATACTATTCAGTGATTGGTCTTGCACAGATATTTCCTGGTTCATACTGGCCAATTATTATTATGGGTTCTGTGCTTGAAGCAGCAAAATTGGTAACAGTATCATGGGTGTATAATAATTGGAAAACCACATTTTCTGCAATGAAAGTGTATTTTTTGATTGCTGTTATATTACTCATGGCAATTACATCGATGGGTATCTTTGGTTATCTGTCTAAAGCACACATCGAACATTCTACTGGTATTACACCATTGATCGAGAAGGAAATGATTTATGAGGAAAAGATTAAAACCCTCAAAGAGAACATCGAGACTAATCGCAAAAATGTTCTCCAATTGGATGCGGCTGTCGATCAAGTCATGGTACGCTCGTCGGACGAAAGGGGGGCAGAGAGGTCGAACCAAATCCGCAAAGCCCAACAGAAGGAGCGCATACGAGCGGCTGATGAAATTGCTAGGGCGCAGACCGAAATACAGAAAATTACGGAAGAAAAGTTTCCTATATCCTTGGAAATTAAAAAGGCTGAGTCGGACCTGGGGCCTATAAAATATGTGGCTGATGTAGTTTACGGCACACAAGACCGTGACTTAATTGATAAGGCGGTTAGATTAGTAATCTTTGTAATCATTGTGGTATTTGATCCACTTGCAGTATTGTTGTTGATTGCTGCTAATCAAACTTACAGTAGATTGAAACATCAACCCGAAATAGAGGTAAAAAAAGTAGTGAGAAAGAAAAAGATTGACAAGAATGATAGTCCTAGTTTAGAATCATTCTTTGTAGATGAAAAACATCAAGTAATACCGAAAGATAAAATTGCTGATATGAATGGAGATATGAATGAGCGTTCTTGAGAAATTAAAAAAAGGTTCGACAATTAAAGAGTCGTCGATACTTTCTAAGTCTCAGTTCTTTACTGAGAAAGATATGATACAAACATCTGTGCCTATGGTCAATGTAGCACTATCTGGTAATCTTGATGGTGGCCTGACACCTGGTCTGACTATGTTTGCTGGTCCATCAAAGCACTTTAAAACTGCATTTGCTCTGTTAATGGCATCTGCATACATGGAGAAATATAAAGATGCCGTTGTTTTATTTTACGATAGCGAGTTTGGGACTCCTCAATCTTATTTCGATACATTCAATATTGATACCAATCGTGTGCTCCACACTCCTATTACTGACGTAGAACAGTTGAAGCATGATATCATGGTTCAGTTGCAACAGATTGAAAAAGGTAATAAAGTTATTATTGTTCTCGATTCGATTGGTAATCTAGCATCAAAGAAAGAAGTTGATGATGCAACAGAAGGTAAATCAGTTGCAGATATGAGTCGTGCAAAACAAATGAAGTCGTTGTTCCGTATGGTAACTCCGCACTTGACTATCAAAGACATTCCAATGATTGTTGTGAATCACACATACAAAGAGATTGGTATGTTCCCTAAAGATATCGTTGGTGGTGGTACAGGTTCTTACTACTCAGCAGATACAATTTGGATTCTTGGTCGTCAGCAAGAAAAGACCGGCACAGAAATTACAGGTTACAACTTCATCATCAACGTTGAGAAATCACGATTTGTGCGTGAGAAGTCTAAGATACCAGTAGCAGTATCATTTGATGGTGGTATACAAAAGTATTCTGGTCTGATGGACATCGCACTTGAAGGTAACTTTGTACAGAAACCGTCTAATGGTTGGTATGCTAAAGTCGATCAAGAAACTGGTGAGATTGGCGACAAAAAACGATTTGATGATACACAGAATGCAGAGTTCTGGGATGATATTCTTGCTAGTGAGAAATTCAAAGAATATGTAAGGAAACGATATGAAATTACTTATGGCAACATTATGGGAAAAGATACAGTTCTGGAAGAAGAAGAATTTGCCAGTGATGTATAAAGAGAATGTAGATTATCAGTTTATACAATCTGATGATGACCAGATAACAGGCATCGGCATACTGAAAGGTAAGTATGCTGGTGTTCTGTATCACTATGGTAAAGCAAAGATAATCGAAGAGGGTGAATTTGCCAGACTCTACTTCGATTATACCATTGAGCATACGCCCACTTTCAGTGTGCATGACTTGACAAACGATCAAGAATTTCATACAATGATAGGTGACATATTAACAGACATTTTAATGAAGCAATCCAATGAAACGATTAGAAACCACGATTCTCAAGAATTTGATATTCAATGAAGATTATGCTCGTAAAATTTTACCTTTCATAAAGTCGGAGTATTTTACCGACAACACAGAGAAAATACTCTTCCAAGAAGTTGAAGAGTATATCAATCACTATAAGAATCTTCCAACCTACGAATCGCTCGTAATCAATTTTACCGAATCAAAAACACTGACTGAACAGCAAGTTCAAGATTCAGTTGAAATGCTTCGTGAAATTAATGCTGAAAAAAATGAACCATCCGATATAGCATGGTTAATAGACAACACTGAAAAGTTTTGTCAAGATAAAGCACTATACAATGCCATCATGAAGTCGGTGAAGATTCTTGATAATAAATCTGACAAAGATAGTAAGGGTTCTATTCCACAGTTATTGAGTGATGCCCTTGGTGTATCGTTTGATTCATCTGTTGGTCACGATTATGTCGAAGATGCTGATAATCGATTTGAGTTTTATCATCGCCATGAGACAAAGATTCCGTTTGACTTGGACATCTTCAATAAGATTACTAAAGGTGGTTTGCCAACTAAAACTTTGAATATCGCACTTGCTGGTACAGGTGTTGGTAAATCTCTGTTTATGTGTCACGTTGCTGGTTCTTGTTTGTCGCAAGGCCTGAATGTTTTGTATATCACGATGGAAATGGCCGAAGAACGAATTGCTGAACGTATTGATGCCAATCTTTTGAACATTGACATATCCGATCTTCATGCTATCAGTAAACAAGATTATGATCGCAAGTTTTCTGCAATGAGAGTAAAGACACAAGGTAAGTTGATCATCAAAGAATATCCAACTGCTGCGGCATCTGCACTTCATTTCCGTGCTTTGTTGAACGAATTGCAACTAAAGAAGAGTTTCAAACCTGATATCATCTTTATCGACTATCTTAACATTTGTGCAAGTGCTAGAATTAAACCAGGTTCTAATGTCAATAGTTACTCTTATATTAAAGCGATTGCCGAAGAATTGAGGGGTCTGGCCGTCGAGTTCGCAGTACCGATAGTATCTGCCACTCAGACTACCCGTTCCGGCTTCACCTCCAGCGATCCAGGACTTGAGGATACATCTGAGTCTTTTGGTCTGCCAGCAACAGCCGACTTTATGTTCGCTTTGATAAGTACCGAAGAGTTGGAACAGTTGAATCAGATCATGGTCAAACAGTTAAAGAACCGATATAATGATCCAAATACATTCAAAAGATTCGTCATAGGTATTGACAGAGGTAAGATGAAACTGTATGATGTAGAACAAGGTGCTCAGGATGATATCGTAGACTCTGGCCAAGTTCCACCAGATAAACCTCTGAATTCTTTTGGTGAACGTGAAAGACAGAGTGGCTTCAAGAATAAGTTTGGAGGCTTCAAAGTATAAATATAGTATCAATATAAAGGAAATACTATGTCCGTAGGAGCAGGTGGTGTAGAATATGAGAATAAAGTTCTCAGAACAATAAAACCACAAATACCAAAAATTAAAGGTTTAAAATTGAAAGCGGGCAGTTCTACAGCAGCATATGCTGCCACTGAACCCGATTTAGTTCTTTTATTGAGTGGTGTGCAGATAAACATAGAAATTAAACAGGATAGTAAAGCACAAATGGGTGGTGGTTCATATAATTATGATATGAAAACGAAAAAATTCAAACTATCCGCAAAAACAGTAATTGATCCAGCAATTGATACAAAATTGCAAGAAACGTTAGAAACAAAATCTAAAGATTTGAATAAACTTTTGAATTATGTAAAAAATAATGATGCGAAATTGTTGTCAGAAAATGTAAAAGGATTACCTTTAACTGCTGCAAAAAGTATGTGGGAAGAATTAACATCTGAAAAATTCTTAGTTCCTTTGAATGCTAAAGAAACAGTACCATATTCATTCTTACATGACCATTATGCTAAAAAAAATTGTTATTATATTCAAATAGGAGGTTCTGGTTTATTTTATTTAAAATCTAATCCTCTTAATCTTCCTATACCACAATTAAAAATTCCAATGGCTATTGAATTACGTTTAGGAAGAGCGGGTTCTAAATTAAATAAAACATTAGGAATAGATGTTGCAAGTGGTAATATGAGAGCGCAGGGAAGATTGGATAGTAAAACTAAGATGACATCACCCTATTCTTTGGATAAACCAGGCCATTTTTTAGAATTGTTTGGTAATATTTCAAATAACGATTTAAAGAAATTAAAATGAAATTCTCAGAATACATAACCGAAGCAAAAGAAGGTAAGAATGTTCACCTAGAACATTTGGAAGATAATGTACTGAATAATGGCGTATCAGGTGCACGTGAAGCGATTAACTTTCTTCGTTCACTACGTAATATGTTAGCAGGTCATTCCGACGTAAAAGTAAATGTGACTACAAAATGGGATGGCTCACCTGCTATTTTCGCTGGCATTAATCCAGAAAATGGTAAGTTTTTTGTCGGTACAAAATCTGTGTTCAATAAGAATGCTAAACTGAACTATACAGATACAGATATTGATGAGAATCATCCATCAGAAGGCTTGAATGATAAACTAAAGATTGCACTTGCATACTTGCCTAAGTTAGGCATCAAAGGTATTCTGCAAGGCGATATGATGTTTTCTAAAAGTGATTTGAAGCAACAGACAATCGATGGTGAAGAGTATGTCACATTTCAGCCAAATACAATCGTATATGCTGTGCCAGTGAATACTAAACTTGCCAAGATGATGATGGCCGCACAACTTGGTGTGGTGTTTCATACATCATACACAGGTAAAGATATTGAAAACATGAAAGCATCATTCAATATTGACATCGGACATCTAACTACAACAAAAGATGTTTGGTTTCGTGATGCTTCATTTACTGATGCTTCTGGTTCTGCTACGTTTACAGAAAAAGAAACTGCCGATCTCACATCAATTCTTTCACAAGCAGGTAGATTGTTCAATACGATACCAGCATTAACATTGAATAAGATTGCATCATCCGAAACATATCTACTACAAATTAAAACGTACAACAACACTAAGATACGTGAAGGTCAAGAGATTCGTGATACCAGAGCACATGTAAATGGTTTGATGAAGTGGGTGGAAGATAGATTAAACAAAGAAATATTAGCAGCAAAAAAAGAAGAAACAAAACAGAAACGCATCAAAGAAAAAACGGAAGTGATGAGATTCTATCGTACCAACGCAGCACAGTTGAAGAATATATTTGATTTGATGAATATGATCATTGAGGCAAAACTTATGATCATCCGTAAATTGGAAACTATTCGTTCAATAGGTACATTTGTTCGCACAGACGATGGATTCAGGATCACAGCACCAGAAGGATTTGTTGCGGTAGATAAGATAAAAGGTAATGCGTTGAAACTGGTTGATCGATTAGAGTTCAGTCATCAAAACTTTAATGCTGCCAAAAACTGGAGTAAATAATGGAATACGATATCAATAAGATTATGGCAGAATATGGTGATGATGACTTCGGATTCACCACAGTAGATGAGGCAGAATATGAAGCGGTTATTGCCGAGAAAGATGAAACCGTAGAAGAGTATAAATTGAGATTGGCACAAGTAGAAAAGATTATTATGCCTTTTCTGACCAATCTGCTCAAGTCACAAGCACAACCATACATCCATTGGCCTAATCGTGGACCAATTATTGAAAAACAAATTCAAAAGATACTGACATTGACGAGGGGATAATGGTAAGTATATCATCAGCAGCAGCAAAACGAATTAAAACTATTATTGATGAAGAGGATTCATCACTAAAGTTGCGAGTGTTTGTTCAGGGTGGTGGTTGTACAGGATTTCAGTATGGATTTGCAATAGAAGAATTACCACCAGCAGAAGATGATTTTACTTTTGAGAAAGATGGTGTTTCAGTCATCATAGATAGTGTGAGTATGCAGTATTTGAATGAAGCAGAAATAGATTATACTGAAAGCATGATGGGTTCTAATTTTACTATTCGTAATCCTAACGTTAAAGCAACTTGTGGTTGTGGTTCATCTTTTGCCGTATGAAAACATTCAAAAATTATTTAAAGACAGATACTAAACAGCCACAAGAGTTTGTATCGAAAGCAGGTGCTGGTGAATGGGGTCGACCTGAACTAACTTCTAAATATCTTGATGATACACCTGGTCAAAGTACACAGCACTATAATAAATTTACAGGTGATTGGAAGATATCAGATAGAAATTAGTTATGATGGACGATAAGCATTATACTGATGAAGAGTTATGGCAAAGAGAAGAAGCCAAGATTGAAAAATTGCCTTTTGCTAAAAGACGATATGCAATATGTCTTGATTGTGAAGAAATAAGTAAGATAAAAATATGTAATAAGTGTGGATGTTTTATGCCGTTCAAAGTAAGACTTTCTGGTGTGGAGTGTCCTATAGGAAAATGGACTAAGGAATAAAGTGAAAGAAAAAGTTAAAATTGCAGGTATTGAGTATGACCTCGTATTAAAAACAACCGAAGAAATGAATGGATTAGTTGGATCAGCAGATTTCAATAAGCAACTCATCTCTATCAACAAAGATCATACTGAACAAACACAAAGAATTGCTGTATGCCATGAAATTCTACACATAGTAAGTGATGCATACGGTTTAAATCTTACCGAAGAGCAAGTAAAAATAGGCACTCATGCATTAATAGCATTGATTGAAGATAACAGAGAACTACTAACTATATAATTTTGGAGTTATAATGAAGGATTTGATAGTGGGTTGTGCGACTAATTATGATTGGTCGAAATTGAAGTATTGGGTAAATTCCATCAATCGATCAGGCTTTGAAGGTGATAAAGTTCTGATTCTCATGAATTGTGATAAAGATACCACAGATAAGATTTCTAATTCGGGTTTCTCTATCATTGCATTCAACCAAGATGCTAACGGTAATCTAACATATAACTCCAACATGATGGTTCATGTTGAGAGATTTTTCCATATCTACCAACTTCTAAAAAATAATTTATATCGATATGTAATTACTACCGATGTCAAAGATGTGGTATTTCAACAGAATCCATCGGTATGGTTAGAGAACAAATTTACTGATAGTGATGATCTGATATTCTCATCTGAAAGTATGAAATATAAAGATGAACCGTGGGGCAATCAGAATCTCATGGAAACATTTGGACCACAGATATATGAAGATTTCAAGAACAATACCATTTTTAACGTAGGCGTTCTTGCTGGTCGTGGATATGCCATGAGAGATTTGATGATGAATATTTTTGCATCATGTCTCCATCGTCCAATCAAAATCTGTGACCAATCTACCTTCAATTTTCTAATCTCACGACACCCATATTTGAAATCTTCCATTTATTCCAAATCAGAAGATGGATGGGCATGTCAATTAGGTACAACTGCTGATCCGAGTAAGATAGAACAGTTTCGTCCATTTCTACTTGAACCATCACCAAAAATGGAAGATGATAAAGTGTTGACATCCGAAGGAAAAGAGTATATAATAGTACATCAATATGATCGTGTTCCTGAGTGGAAGAAAGTGATTGAGGCAAAATATGACGACAAGTAATTTGAAAGAGATTTTCTGGAACCTAGAAAAGGGTTGTACCAAATGGTCAGGTTACTTTGATGTGTATGAACGACATCTGAGTAAGTTTGTTGGTAAAGCACCACGAATCCTAGAGATTGGTGTTCTTGGTGGTGGATCGATTGAGATGTGGTTAAAATACTTTGGTGAAGGCACTCAAGTTATTGGTGTTGATATTAATCCAGAATGTAAAAATTATGTGTATGATGGTAAAGTAGATATTGTAATGGGTGACCAAGGTGATCCACAATTTTGGGATCAATACCTAGCAGATAAGAAAGGTTTTGATATCGTTATCGATGATGGTTCACATGTAATGATTCATCAGATCACCACATTGAATAAAGTATTTCCAAGATTAAATGTTGGTGGTGTCTATATCTGCGAAGATACCCATACAAGTTACTGGCCACAACCTTGGGGTGGAATGTTTCGAGGTGCTGGTACATTCATGGAACATTCGAAACGTGTAACCGATGTATTAAATCATCAACACTTCCAAGGTCAACCAATGATGCCGGAAGTTCTAGCAAACTATAATTGCCTATACTCTGTAGCATTCTATAACAGCATGGTAGTGTTTGAACGAGAAGCATTGAAACCTTTTGGTATTACCGACAATAAAGCAAACGTAGGACGTGATCTATGAAGATAGCATTATGTCTATCTGGTCAAGCACGAAGTGTGGAAGCAGGTTACCAATTCCATAAAAAGAATATTCTTGATGGTAATGATGTAACGGTATTCTTTCACACATGGGCATCAGAAGATAATCCTTATGCAAAAGCATTGGAACTTTATAAGCCAGCAAACTGGTCAGTAGAAGAATCTTTGAATGTAGATTTGTCGAAGTACACTAGAACTCCACCACCATCACCAAACTGGAAAGTGAAAGATGGTCGCATGTCAACGTATGCTCAACTGTATGCGATTGAACGGTGCAATACAATGAAGTGTATCTACGAGCAAGAAAATGAAATAACATTTGATTGGGTAATTAGGTCACGATTCGATTTTGCCATCAATGCACGAATACCGTTTGATGAGTTAGACAATTCCAAACTATACATACCAAACTGTCGTATGGTACCAACCAGAGATTTTGGTAATGATCAGTTTGCATTCTCGTCATCGCAAAATATGGATGATTACGCAGCAGCATATCATTGGATTGACACATTCTATAATTCTGGTGTACAATATATGTGTGAAGATTTTATGAGTGCAAACTGGAAACGTGCTGGACTTGTTGGTGAGAAGTTAATGTATTGTGATATCAATCATCCATTTCCACCTGGTCCATACAATGGAACACCACACTCTCTCATTAGGGAAGATTTTGAAAAATGGCTGAAGTAAATTTAGTTATCTGTATGGCGGGTTACAACACTCGCTTTCATGACGTTGGTTTTGATATTCCAAAGTATCTGTTACCGTGGAATGGTGCAACAATCATTTATGATATTCTAAACAATCTTGACCGTCCAGTGCAAACTGTTTTAGTTGCTAATAAAAGAGACATTTATTTTAAAGAACAGTTAGTAGAAGCAATTCGTCCATTAGAATTGGATGAAAAGAATATTTTATACATTGGTGATACAAAGGGACAAGCACACACAGCCGCAGTTGGTATTGGACAACTATATCATCCAGAGATTCCAACGTTCATTCACAATGCAGATACGATTGTTAAGGGTCGTTCTTTAGATTTGATTGCATATTCAATGAACGATATGTACGATGCATATATTGATGTGTTCGTTGGTAATTCGCCAAAATATTCATATGTTCGTGCATTTGAAGATACTGTATTGGAAATTGTAGAGAAGAAACAAATCTCACCATATGCTTCATCTGGACTCTATGGGTTTCTAACAGCAAGCATGTACATGAGTTACTATGATTCTTGTATCCAACAAAACAATGAACTGTATGTCGCAGATGTAATTCAAAGTATGATTGGTGCGGGTAGAAAAGCGTTTATGAATGGACTTGGTAATAATCAAGAAACAATAGTGCTAGGCAGTCCACAAGAATATGGTATTGAGATAGCACGACAAACATTAGGTGCGAAATGACTATAATTATGCCTTTGAAAGGTGGTTCTCTTAGTAGAACATATAGAATGCCACAATATGATTTAGTGGGTAAAGAAATTGTCCGTGATAAGAATCGTGAGTATGGTTTTGTTCGTTGGTATTCTCAACTGAAGAAACTGCAACGATACAATACACAATATCCTAATCTGTTTCCAAAAGTTATTGGTGTTAATGTTGATGATAACAAAGCAACATTCAAAATAGAATACATGAAAGGTTTTCGTGACATCAAAACTATTCTTGCCAATGATACTCTGACCGATGACCAAATCTTCCGTATCAGTCAAGCAGTATGGAAAGGATTGAATCAACTTCATTCAGTCACACATGATCCAATACCAGGTGCAGGTAAATTATACTTCGAAGAAGAAGTTTGGCAGAAGTTGAAAGATGCTTTAACAATACCAGAGTTTTCAAACTTTCATGCTCACGGAACATATGAATACAATGGTAGAATAGTTCAGGGCATAGGAGCATCAATACATGACCTTGAGAATTTCTTCAAAGAATTGAAATTGATACAAGAAGAAAACATTCATGGTAATCCTACACTAGAAAACATCCTCTATTCATTTGATGAAGATCGTGTGGTATTCATTGATGTCTATGATGAAAGCATGATAGATACTAGATTCTTGGACTATGCAC